CTATTTAAGTAACATAATCAATAGGATAAGCGATGCCAGTCTATAATTTACACTGGCACTCACTGGCACTAATAGTCAATTTTTGGCAGTTTTTGTACACTTGGCGCGCACGCGAAAATGGTAACAAATATTCTGACACTGGGGGGTCAAAATCTCACTAATATGTTATAAGGAAAGATCATGAATAAAAAGAAGAATAAGATAACAGACAACATGGTTGTGCCAGCAGATGGTAGGCCGGAGGAAGTCAAGGTAGGATACAGGACAATCAAGATAAAATATGTCAGACCTGATTTTATTATGGATGACATGACGGACAGCTACGGTGAGTACAGGGCCAGAGAGGGTGTGATTTATATTCAAGATACATTGGTCCCACAAGAACGTTGCAACACCACGTGGCATGAGATCTTGCATGCAGTCGTATACATTTTTTCTCTAAACCAAGCAAACGGCCCACTCAAAGAAGACGACGCAGAAGAATTAGTAGTAAATACAATATCTAATGCAATGATGGGTGTATACAGAGACAACCCGTGGCTGTTAGACATGCTCAAAAAACATTTGAATGACATCGATAACTGACGATATCTTAACTTGGTCTGAAAAATACTTGGAGCCAAAGAATGAACACCTGGGTGATGTGCCTGTGTGTCCTTATGCAAAGCAGGCTAGGCTGAGAAAGACTTACAGAATATTAGAATGCCACAATTTTGCAAAGTTTCAGGACACAATCATAGAGGGTGCAAAGCTAGCAAAGGACCCAGACATACAGATAGTCATAGTTGGTTGTGACGACGTGGGTTACACACCAGAGGAGCTTAATTCTGTCATAGATATATTGAACAGAGTCATGGTGCCGAACGACATATACCTGATGTGCTCACACCCGTACGATGAGGAAGAGGAGGAGCCAGTTGAGTTCCTGGACACAGAGGAGTGGGTGCCAGAGAATGCGTTTATGATGGTGCTAATACAAAAGTTTGATGAATTAGAAAAAGCTAGTGACAATTTACGTAAAACTGGATACTATTCACATTGGCCCTCAGACTATTATGAGGGTACAGTTTTAAAACGACAATCCTATAGGAGATACAGAAATGCCAAAACATAAATTAAAAATGGTAAAAAACAAAGAGGGCAAATCAGTCCCTTTCTTTGCAGCTGATGGTAAAGGTAAAATGGCTAGAGGCGGCAGAGTTAAAAAAGCAATGGGCGGAAACGCTATGAAGAAACGTGCTAAAGCTATGGGCGGAGGCTCTATGAAAAAACGTGCTAAAGCTATGGGTGGCGGCGCGATGAAAAAACGTGCTAAAGCTATGGGCGGCGGTGCAATGAAAAAACGTGTCATGAAAAGAGGCGGCGGTATGATGAAGAAGCCTATGATGAAACGTGGCGGTAAAGTTAAAAAGTAATGGGTAAGCGTCCAGGACTATACGCAAACATTCACGCTAAAAGAAAGCGTGGAGAAAAGATGCGAAAGAAAGGTTCAAAAGGCGCACCCACCGCAGCTAACTTTGCAAGAGCAAAACAAACAGCGAGGAGTAGATAGTGACTAAACTTTGTCCAAGAGGAAAAGCAGCAGCAAAAAGAAAGTTTGCAGTTTACCCATCTGCATATGCAAATGCATACGCATCTAAAATCTGTGCAGGTAAAATTAAAGATCCATCAGGTGTTAAAAGAAAAGATTTCAAAGGTCGTAAACCTTCTGCAAAAGGTGGAAGAATTATGAAAGCTGAGGGTGGTTTAGCCGAGGCAACCGCAAGATTAAAAAGACAAGGTCTTAAGAATGGTGGGTCACCTAGCAGAATTGCAAAAGGTTGTGGTAAAGTTATGAAACGAAAACCTACAACTTTTGTAGCGATGGCGTAACATGTCTGGTCACAAAGGACTAGATAAATGGTTCAAACAAGATTGGGTAGACATAGGCTCTAAGAAAAAAGGCGGAGGCCACAAAAAATGTGGTCGATCAAAACAAAAAGCTGACGCCAAAAGAAAGTATCCTAAGTGTGTGCCAAGAGCAAAAGCCAACAGAATGACAGAGGGTGAAAAACGTTCTGCTGTATCTCGTAAAAGAGCTGCATCAAATGT